AAACCGATGACTTTATGTGTGTGGCAGGAACAAAACAATCTGTACCGGCAAACGGAATTAGATTGCTGGACGTGGTTAGAAACCTTGCACCGTCTAAACGAGTTATTAAAAACGTACCGCGCAAACAGTTAGATTTATCGGACCCTGATTGGCATGAATCAGTTGTGGGCGAGAACGATCCTATTGAACAATTTACGTTTGATGAAGTTAATCCAAAGGTTTTTTATATCTACCCTGGTGCAATTGGCGCACAAAACACATTAGAGATTGTTTACAGCGCAATGCTAGAAAGCCATGCTGTAGTTGGCGACACAATACCAAACGAGCTTATTAAACTTGAAGATATTCATGCGCCGCTGATGATTAATTACATTTTATATCGTGCGTTTATTAAGGACACTGATTCATCTGATGGGGTTAATCGTGCCAGTGCGCATTACAAATTGTATTCAGATGGGTTACTCGGCCGTCAACAAGTAGATTATGTTGTATCACCCGCGCAGAGAGAGGTTTAAGTCATGGCAACAGTCAATGATTTTACAAATGATATTGTGTCAGGGGCAGGTGATATGACCATGGCACGGGTGCGCTCACACACCTTAGGCGCAATTAATGACTTTACGCGACGCACTGGCGTGATTAGAGAGTTGATTGCGTTGCAAACTGTGGCCGGTCAAAGCGAGGTAACGCTATTACCAGGCCTGGTCAATGGCTTGGTATCGAGCATTGTTAGCGCAAAGATTGATAGCACAGAGCTAAAAAACTCAACAGGTCGCTTTTTGTTAGCAGATCGCATAGGTATGCCACACGAATACACATTGCTAACGGGTAATAAGGTAACGCTATGGCCGCAACCCGATGCGATATTTACCGTTGAGTTTACAGTATTGGTAACAGCTAACGATCCGGATCAAGTGCCGGACGTTATTCTTAACGAATTTAAAGATGCCATTACTTTTGGCGCTCTGTACCGCATTGCGAACAGTCGCGGTGGTGATTGGTACGACCCCGCTTACGCCGCACAACAGTATGGATTGTTTATGACCGAAGTAAATAAAGCCAAAGCCGATGCGTTTAACAGAGCGGCCACAATTGGCGCGCACAAAGTATCATTCATTTAGGAGTTATAGATGGCAAACCCTTGGTATAAAACAGGCACGGTAACGGTTACTAATAACAGTAAATCTGTAACCGGTGTTGGCACATTATGGGTGGTAAACGGTGTGGCTAATGGCGATATTTTCTTTGCGCCCGATGGTAAGCCGTATGAAGTTGATGCGGTCGTTAATGATACTCAGCTTAACTTAGTAAAGGTTTACTCAGGCACAACAGCAAGTGGTCAAGGTTATGGCTTGGTGCGCTTTATGTCGCAATCACCAATTTCTTTGGCTAACGTAATCGTAGATAAAACGGTGCAATGGGAAAACGTCATTGACCAGTTATCGTTGTACATTAGCGGCACAGCCACAACGTCATCTATTGCGCCGGCTAATCTATGTGTTAATTACAGTCTTGGGACGGTTAAAACAGGCATTGCACAAGCCGATTGTCCGGTAGGCTTTACCTATGTAGCCAGTGGCGCAAACTTAGCGGCAGGTTGGTGTTTGTTTAGTGATACGGTTGGTAATTACAGAGTAGCCAAGCACACACAAACGATTACGAGCGAGTTACAACAACAAGTTACAAGCGCAGATGCGGATGCTATATCAGCCGCAGCAAGTGCCGCGAGTGCTTTATCAAGTAAAAATGCGGCCGCCACCAGTCAAACTTCAGCGGCATCTAGCGCAACATCCGCTACATCGTCAGCAACAACGGCCACAACACAGGCCAACACAGCAACAACAAAAGCCACGGAAGCGGCGAGTAGTGCTACAAGCGCAACGGCAAGTAAAAACTCAGCGGCCGCAAGTGCAACCAATGCTGCCAGTAGTGCGTCAAGTGCCAGCACATCGGCCACAACCGCGACTACACAAGCAGGAATCGCCACCACCAAAGCCGCGGCAGCCGCAGCAAGTGCCGCGAGTATTGACCCGGCTACTTTTAACGCCGCTACAGCTACTAAACTACAAAGCGCACGTAACATCAACGGAGTGGCTTTTGATGGTAGTGTTGATATATCTATCTATGCACCAACAGACCCATCTGTATACACAATCGGCCAATCTGGTACGCATGGCTTTGGAGTAGGAGCATTACAGGCACAAGATATTCCAACAGGGTGGCAGCCGTTGTACGGGCATGATGACCCCGCATCACCCAATTATGGCAACTATTTCGATCCGCTTGGCTCGCACATGGTGTTTATCCCTAAATTTTGGTTTAAATGGGATGGCAATACTCCGCTAATAAGCGCCGAGCCAGCGGATGGGTACGCGTTGCATGAAGCATTTAGACATGCAGCAAAAGGGTTTTTTAGAGATAAGTGTCATGTTGGCAATATTGGTGGTAAAGCACTGGCTAAAATTGGCATTGCTCCACTCTCTACTGCCACGGCCAACAACCCAGTCTCAGGGCTTACTGGTGCGCCCGCCAACACGTACGCAGGCTTTGTAACGGCTATTAAGTTGCGAGGTGCATCGTACCACTGCGAAACAGTATTTGAATCTAATGCACTAGCTGTCTTAGGCTTGGCGCACAGTGTCGCAAGTCAAAACACGGCTGTTTGCGCGTTTAAAGACGTATTGCCTTATTTACCTAAAGGCAATAACAACAACGCGCTTAAAGACGCTAACGATGCAAGCGTGTCTTATACCACCGCTGGCAATGGCGCATACCCAGCTTGCGCATTAACAGGCAGTGGGATTCCGTTTGCCAAAACCACTCACAATGGCCAGGCCTGCGGTGTGGCTGACGTAAACGGCAATATGTGGCGGGTAAATATTGGATTAACAAAAGCCAATAATACTAATGGCTTTTTTCAGATTTTAAAAACAACGGTTAATCCAAATGAACCGTTGATGATGCGGACTGGCGGTTGGGGAATGGCATCGATCAAGTCTTTGATACAAATCAGACCATTAGTGGCGGCGCTAGTGACTTGCGTATATCTTGCGCTGGTTTACCGCTTTCAACGGGCATATCAAGCGGCGGCACAAATGTTTTTGGTAATGATACGCTGTACCGAAAATGGACAACAAATTTGCTGCCGATTGCTGGGGGGACCTGGAGCAACTCTTTGCATGCCGGGGTTTTTGCCCTTTCTTTGAACGGCTCTTCTGCGCGCTCGTGTTACTAAATCTATATTTAAATCACTTTCCAAGGCATGAAAAATTTGCATTATGCAATCGAATTAGAAACAACGCGTATGAGGTTTTTGAGTTAATTGCAGAAGGGCAGAAGCGATACCATAAAAAAACGGCCTTGCAGTCTTTGGATATAAAGCATCAACAACTTAGAATGCAGATTTATCTGGCAAATGAGCTGGGGTACTTTGAATTTAAAGATGGACAAAGAACATTGGAGGTAACTAATCAAGAAAGGCTTATGAAAATAACTAAACTGATTGACGAGGTTGGTAAATTGATTGGAGCCTGGATAAAACAAAATGACGAAAGGGTAGATAAAAATGGGTAAACGCATCAAGCTGCCGATTGCTGGCGGGAACTGGAACAACTCTTTGAATGCCGGGGTTTTTGCCCGTAATTTGAACAACTCTTCTGCGAACTCGAACAACAATGTCGGTGGTTCCGACTCTGACCCAACCCTAAAAACCTTAACGGGTAAATTGGATCACAGGGGTGCGTTATCCAGCGTAAGCGAACTAGAGCAGAGCGCTTTGTTTGAGTAACTTTAGTGTTGAAAATCCAAAGCGCTCAAAAAGAATGGGTAATTTGTTTAATGACACTTTTACAGAGGAGTCTCTTTATTGTGCTTATCTTGAAGCAAGAAAAGGTAAGAGAAAAGCCGTTGAATGCTACCAGTTTGAATTGTCGGTTGGTGCCGAGATAGCTGACTTAAGCAAGACGCTTTTGAATGGCACTTATACCCCGCGCCCTTTAAAGCGATTTGAAATTAAAGAGCCAAAATTGCGGATTATTCATGCGCCACACTTTAGAGACCTGGTTGTACAGCACGCTATCTACAGGGTGATTTACCCTATATTTGACAAGTCATTTATTGATCAGTCTTATGCTTGTCGCAAAGGCGGCGGAACCCACAAGGCAAGTGATTACGCACAAGCATCTATGAGGAAACATGGCGGGGATTTGTATTATGCAAAGCTTGATATTCGCAAGTTTTTTTACAGTATTGATCGCGAGATACTGCGCAAGCAATTTGAGACCAAGATCAAAGATAAAAGGCTTGTGGATTTAATGTGCGACTTTGCAAAAATGTCGGATGATAAAGGGATACCAATTGGTAATTTATTAAGCCAAATTTATGCACTAATCTATCTAAATCCTTTGGATCATTTTGCTAAGCGTGAGCTAAATATAAAACACTACGTGCGCTACGTCGATGATTTTGTGGCAATAGGCTTAAGCCTTGAGCAAGCAAAGTCTTTTAAAGTGGACTGCGAAAATTTTGTTAAAACCAAATTGAATCTTGATTTAAGTCATTGGACAATTGCAAAAATAAAAAATGGCATTAACTTCGTTGGCTACAGAACATGGCGCAAAACAAGGTTTGTAAGAAAACACAGCGTTTACAAGTTTAAGAAAGCCGCAAAGCATAAAAATATAGAAGCAATGGCTAGTTTATTGGGTCATGCAAAGCATAGCGCTACCATTGTTTTTTATTCAAAATTTTTACTAACCAACAATTTAATAAAACATCTTCCGTGCAGGAGTAGGTCATTATGTCTAAATATTTTAAATACACGCCCA